ATCCAGGTTTCAAAAAATCTAATTGGCAAATAATTTTCTGCATCAACATAGAAAGTAAAATCAATTCCTTCATCATAAACTCTTCTATATGCATGTCTTTCTGTTACGCCAGTAAAATCATTATTAATTTCAAGAGTTGCTAACCTTGACCCAGGAAGAGTTGCTTCGGAACATAATAAATTTAATTGTTCCTGCTTATAATTTACTCCATTATATTTAAGAAATTCTGCAAACTTTCCATTGCTTGGTGCTGCAATTTGAACTTCAAAATGAGAAGTCAGAGCGGGGCGAAGTAGATTTGCTTTAATGACTGCTACTGTCCTTTTAGTAGGCATTTATAAATACTTTTTGATCTTTATATTATGTAGTAGAGATAATGGCAGAAAGTTATAAGAGTAAATACAAACCAAATTATCCAAACAAATATAAAGGTGATGCAAACAATATTATTTGTAGGAGTAGTTGGGAGAGACGTTTCTGCTCTTGGTGTGATCTTAATGAAAATATAATTTCCTGGGGCAGCGAAGAATTTTTTATCTCCTACGTGTCTCCTGTTGATAATCGTGTTCATAGATACTTTCCAGATTTTATAATCAAAGTTAAAGAAAGTACAGGACAGATTAAGACCTATGTGATTGAGGTCAAACCAAAAAGACAAACTCAACCACCAAAACCAAAATCAAGAATGACAAAAGGATTTCTATACGAAGCAAAAACTTATGCAGTCAATCAGGCAAAATGGAAGGCAGCAGATGAGTGGTGTAAAGATAGAATGTTAGAATTCAAGATTATCACGGAATTTGAATTGGGGATTGGGTAATGGCAGAAGGTTTCGGTCAATATAAAGATAAATCTTCAACTGCAAGAATAAAAGAACTCAAAAAGAGAGTTGATGCAGCAGGCACAAGAGATCCTGAAGATCTGATGATGATTATTATTGATGTCTTTAAGGAGGAAGTATTATATCCAGAACCAGGAAATTTCTATACATTCATCTATAATCCAAAAACTCCTGATATTGATTATGACCAACATCCTTTGATTGCTTGTACTGATCTTCAAAAGTGGGGATTTAGAGGAATGAATTTTCACTGGAGAAAATATAGAAACTACACCTGGGAAGAAGTTGCAGGTAAATTGCACGTCGTTCATCCAAATGAACTTGACGAATTGATTGCATTAAACTATGGAAAATTCCGTCTAAATAAATAAAAACCTTGTGCTAATGTTCAAGTCTGTAAGACAGCATAACTTCAATTGTTCCTTTGTTGGAGAGGTTGTCTGATGGCTACAACAATAAACAGTGACAAGTCAGAAACAATCGTAGGTACTGGAACAAAAATATTTACATCAACAAGAACGACCTATAGTACTGATGCAAATGGAAAAATTGATCCAAAATCAGTTAAGCATGAATTAATATATTATGATGCACCATTAAGTCCTGGAATTGTTGCTGCAACAAGCACAGGGACTTCTAATGATTGGACATTTGCAAATAAACCATTATCAAATAATCCATATTTAGGGGTTGATGCCCAAAAATCTTTAAAAGAAGGTGCATTAAAAAATACAACACAACAACAAATTAAAACAGCAGCAACTAAAGGAAAGGTTTCCGAAGAGCAACAAAAGGCATTATCAACTAAACAAGTTAATACTGCAACTACAAATAATATAGATGATATACAATCTTCAACATCAAAAGATATTGCAAATGAACAGAAACAAACAAGAAACAATTTCTCCCTTACATTAAAATACCCAGAAAATCTACAAGCAGAATTTCAAGATGTAATTAAATTTAATATGGTAAAATATTCGCCCAAAAATTTTGCAAGTTCGGGGGGCAGTAGTTTTGGGTTTTCTTCAAGAATTCAAGCAGGAAACAAAGGTAGAGATATAATAGGAACTGTTACTCTCCCAATTCCAGGAGGAATAAGTGATGGAAATCTAGTGGATTGGGGTTCTCAATCGATGAATGCTTTGGAAATTGAAGCAGCAAAAATAGCATTAGCTGGGATCAATGGTGGCGGAAAAGAGGGTGCTGATGCTGCTAATGATGGATTGACTGCTTTACAGAATAATCTTGGAGATGCAAAAAAAGGATTATCAGTTTATTTTGCACAAGCAGCCACAGGAGTCACTGGACTTCTTGCAAGAACACAGGGAGCAGTAACAAATCCAAATATGGAATTGTTGTTTAATGGGCCCCAATTGAGACCATTTAGTTTTACATTTAAATTAAGTCCAAGAAGCAAAAAGGAAGCTGAAAGTGTTCGTAGCATTATTAGATTTTTTAAGCAAGGAATGTCTCCAATTAGAACAGAATCAAATTTATTTCTGAAAGCACCGCACACATTTCAAATTCAATATCTTCATAAAAAAAAAGAACATAAATTTATTAATAAAATAAAAGAATGTGCATTACTTTCTTTTGCTGTAAATTATACACCAGAAAGTAATTATGCAACATTTACTGATGGTGCGATGGTATCATACGAAATTCAAATGCAATTTACAGAACTTGAACCAATCTTTAATGATGATTATGGAAATGCTGCCAATCAACCAGACACAGAAATAGGTTATTAAAATGCCAAGTTACTTCCGCCAGGTTCCAAATTTTGATTATGTTAGCAGACTACCAAATGCTAATATTGGAGATTATATTCCTGTAAAAAATATTTTCAAGAAAGGAAAACTTCGTGAAGATATTTTTCAAGACCTGGCATTCTTTGAAAAGTATAAAATTCAAGGAAATGATCGTCCAGATAATGTTGCCTTTGAAGTTTATGGCGATTCCACTTTAGATTGGTTAGTTCTTCTCTGCAATAATGTAGTTAATATTCAGACAGAATGGCCTCTAACACAAGATGCATTCGATAGATATGTGCTGAATAAGTATGGTGATTATGAAACTCTTTATAGTGGAATACATCATTATGAAACATCAGAAGTCACAAATAGTCAAGGAGTTGTTATGGTTCCTAGTGGATTAGAAGTGCCTGATGGTTATTCAACAAGTTATTATGATTACTTTATTGATAGTCAAGTTGATACAGGAAATATTGCAGTACCAGTCACTAATTATGAGTATGAAGATAAATTGGAGAATGATAAAAGAAATATTTACATTCTTAAATCAAGATACTTGAATGTAGTTCTTGATGATATGGGCGATATTATGCCATATAAAAAAGGGTCTTCGCAGTATGTTAGCGAGACCCTTAAGAGAGGAGATAATATCCGTTTAACTAGTTAATCACTCTTCAGCAAGACGCTGAAAGTAACTCAGAGCATCATCTTCATCTTCATCCACAGAATTAACTACGGGAAGTGAAGGAGACTTAGAACGGGCATAGGATTGCTCCAGTTCTTCTACTACGCGACTTTCAGCAGTAGGTGCTTGAGTGTAGGACTCATAAACTTCCTCTTGCTCGGCAACTGCACGAGCAGCACTCTTCTGACCCAGAACACTCTTGAGACGACGCTCAAGATCCTCATAAGACTTGAATTGATCGGGAGCAACTACTGCAGCAAGAGAGTACTCTTTCTTCCAGATTGCTTCCATCGCATCATCATCATCAAGAAGAGGTCCCTGACGATCAAACTCAGACTTATCATAGTTCCAGTAACCATCCTTCTTCACAATCTTCAGTTTGAAGTTTGCACCTTGCCAGAAGTCAAAAGGATTGATAGGAGTCTCATCTTCAAATTCAGGTTGCATGGCTTCCATGACCTTATCAAAGATCTTCTTACCATACTTGAACAGAAAGACTTTACCTTCGTTTCCAGGATTAGTAGGATCCTTCACAACATAAATGTTGGAATAGTAGGACAACTTACGCTTCTGCTTACGAACAGTTTCCTTATTTGCTTCAGTACCTGTATTCCACAACTCACGATTGTATTCACCAAGAGGATCCTTACCACCAATGGTAGTCAGAGAGTTCTCAATGTACCAACCACCAGGGCCTTGAAAGGCATGGGAATACATTTTTGCCCAGGGAAGTTCTTCTCCATCAGGGGCAGGAAGGAAACGAATCACTGCGAACCCGTTACCAGTTTTATCCATCTCTGGTTTCCAGAGACGCTCATCAGCACCACCAGAAGTGGTACTCATCTTCTCAACTTCCTTGACCAGTTTCTGGGTCAAAGAACCAAGAGAAGATTGCTTTTTAAGATCAGAAAAAGACATTTTTATACCTCGGATTAATTGGATTTGGCTTTTGTGTACTTGATTATTCTACTCGTCAGAATCGTTTTTGTCAATCTGATTTTTCATCACTTCAAGCATTTTGGACATGTTGTTGAAAATAACATTCATATCCACATCAGGAGAAAGACCCATCATTGCAGCAGAACTTGAAATTTTTTCTTTCATTTTCTGTGCTTCTGGATCATCAGATAGAGTTAGACGAGTATAAAGAATTTGTTGTTTATTAAGAAGTTTATCCAGAAGATCAACATGGCGAATTTTATCTTCCTTCGTCATCGTAGGAAAAGTAAAAACACTTCCATAGATTTCATCTTGTAGTTCAGAGATTTCAGCCATCTCTGCACGGACAATATCGGAACTAAAAAAACTCATGAATCCTCAAAAACAACTTTTTTCAAAATTCTTTTGTAATGAAATACATCAATATTTAGAAACGGATTGTATTTTCTAATTTTCATACTGACAGATTCCCACACTGGGTCCTTCAGTTTCTTATCAAAGTTATTCCCGTACAGGAATATTCTATCATAGATTACCATAGTTTCCAGGCTAATCTTCCCACTCAGGAACATTTTTAATAGCACTGGATGAGATTTGGAACAATCAAATACTTCCTCAAACTTATGCTGAGAAAAGATCTGTTGAGATTCTTCTTTAAAGAGATAAGAAAGTGACTGAAACTTCTTTTGCCACTCCTTATATCTTGTTTCACCTTCCTTCATAATCTCACCAATCCATAATGATTGTGGATCACTACAAGAAACAAAATTAGCAACAAAAAAATCTACTACTTCCTTATCAGTCTTTTGTCGTACTACTTTCTCAAACCAAAATCTATCTTTGCGTTTGTAGAAAGATTGTACGGTTGCACGACTCTTACCACAATACTTATGGTAATCATATGACTTTTTTGTAAAGTGATTTTTTAAGGCAAGATATTCCCTATAAGCATCAAAAGGCATCATTCAAAAAAAGTAATATAAGGATTTTTTGCCGGGAAAATTTACCCCCCAAAAATGGAATTAAAAGACTAATTTGGCACGGGAAGTCTTTTTAAGAAAGTTAAGTTCCATTGCTTCATACTTAATCTTTTCTTTCAATGGTTTTGAAATCAGTTTAGGTACTGATTCTACATCAATATTATTCTTCTCACAGAAATGGATGATAG